AGAGAGATGCAGATTAACGCATCTATCTATGGAACTTGTTGGGCCATTATTGACAAGCCACAATCTAATGCAAAGACTAGGGCAGAAGAATTGCAACAAGATATCCGACCATACATCTCTATCTATATTCCAGAGAATATTACTAACTGGAAATATGAAAGAGCATCTAATGGCAAATATTATTTAACAGCTCTCACAGTTGTAGAGGATATGATGGAGAAGGATGCCTTTGTTAAAGTATGGACTCCTGAAGAAATCACCACCTACAAAGTAGAAGAATTTACAGTTGAATATGCAACCAAGAAACCTATCAAGATTGATGAGCAACCAAACGCATTGGGAAGAATACCGGCTGTTGTTTTATATAATCAAAGAAGTTCTAAAAAGGCCATAGGTATATCTGATCTATCAGATGTCGCTGAGTTACAGAAATCTATTTACAATGATTACTCCGAGATAGAGCAGCTTATTAGATTATCTAATCATCCTAGCCTGGTTAAAACTCCGAATGTAGAAGCTAGTGCCGGAGCAGGATCTATTATTGAAATGCCAGAGGATCTATCAGCAGATTTAAAACCTTATATCATTCAACCATCATCTCAATCCTTGGAGAGTATTATGAAAGTTATTAATACAAAAGTAGAAGCCATTGATCGTATTACACACATGGGAGCAGTCAGAGGAACAGAAAAAACTGTTAATTCTGGTATTGCCTTACAAACAGAGTTTCAATTACTTAATGCAAGACTGGCTGAGAAAGCTGATTACTTACAAAATGCAGAAGAACAAATATTTGATTTATATGCAGCTTGGCAAGGTACTACATTTGATGGTGAGATTATTTATGCAGATTCCTTTGATCTGAGAGATTATGCGAATGATCTCCAATTCTTACAAGCTGCGAAAGCTAGTGGAGTAAGATCATCTACCTTTACCAAAGAAGTAGATAAACAAATAGCAAGAGCAGTTGTTGATGATGATGAAAAGATTGCAAATATAGATAATGAAATAGATGCAACTCCAGAGCAGATTGGAGAGTTCGCTACTCCAGGAATAGAAGGAGAAGAAATTGCCGAAACGTAAAGTACCGAAGGACAAAAAAACAAAAATACCTAAGAAATACTTATCTGGCCTGAAGGGTGCTAAGAGAGCAAGACGAGCATCATTAATTAAGAGGGTAGCAGCATTATATAAAGCAGGTAAAAAGATCCCAATGAGTTTATTAAAACAAAGGACTAAAATCTAATGGGATTTAATATTCAAAATACTAAACCAGTTATTTCTTTTCCTTTTGGTATATCTGTTCAAAGAGGATTAGTAGATAATTTTTCAGCAATCAATAAATTTGGTTTTAATGATTTAATTCCAACTTCTTTTGAAGTACTAGCACTTAGTTCAGCTAATTTTACTTATCCTACAAGTGCGGGTGTAGTGACTGTTGTTTCTGATGATAGTGACGATATATCTGATGGCACAGGAGCAAGAACTATCAAATTAGAGGGATTAGATGGTGATTATAATCCTATTACTGAAACTTTAACTATGAATGGAACGACCAATGTTGTTGGTTCTGAATCCTTTTTAAGATTATTTAGAATGAGTGTAGAAACAGCAGGAAGCAGTGGTGGATTAGAGGGAACAATTACAGCTACGATTGGGGGTAATGAAATGGCAAGAATGGAAAGTGAATATGATAATCAAACACTTCAAGCAAATTATACTATCCCTGCAAACAAAAGAGGATATTTAACAAGAATACAAATTACATCTACAAAAGATAACAAAGAAGCGATGGTAGGTTTATTTACTAGAGAATTAAATAGTGTTTTTAAAGTAAAGCAATTAGTAGAAGTTTATCGCAATAATATTGTTGTAGATTTTCCTGCACCTTTATTAATTCCAGAAAAAACAGATATTGAATTAAAAGCAAAAAATTTAAGCATTGGAAATGTTAGTATAGGTGGAACATTTGATTTATTTTTAGAAGATTTATAATGGCAATCAGAAGAAAAGCATTATCAGCAACTACAGTAGCTACCCTTAAAAGAAAAGCCAAAGCATCTAAGAGATATACTTATTCAACCCTCGCAAAAGTTTATCGTAGAGGACAAGGTGCGTTTTTATCATCAGGTAGTAGGAGAGTTCCTATGGCAGCCTGGGCTATGGGGAGAGTAAACTCATTCTTACGAGGTAGTCGTAAACACGACTTAGACTTACGCAAAAAGAAAAAGTAAAAGGTAGAACTGTATCCACTACCGAGTTCTATAATTGGACACATCAACAACATGGTGATAAGAAATGTTTTTGTGGCAAATTTGCCTGTATAGGTTTTCAATATAGATTAGGTATGATAGAACTATTATGCTTTCAGCATTATCAAGAAAGGATAAGCAATGGCACTAACCAAGAAGCAAAAGAAACTACCAATGGCTTTACAAAAAGCTATTCTAAAGAAACAAAAGAAAAAGAAAGGAAAATAAAATGCCAAAAGGACCGGGGACATATGGCAGCAAAAGAGGCAGACCGCCAAAGAAAACTGCTAAGTCTAATATGAAAAAAAAGAAAAAGAAGAAGTAATGCCACTGATAAAAGGATATTCAGCTAGATCAATTAGCAAAAACATTCGCACTGAATTGAAGGCAGGAAAGCCAAGAAAACAGGCGATTGCTATTGCTCTAGCTACCGCAAGAAAAGTAAAGAAACGTAAAAAGAAAAAGTGATTATTTCACATAGTCATAAATTTGTTTTTATCCATACCCCCAAAACTTCTGGTTCAAGTATTGGTTTTTTATTAAATAAATATTCTAAGAATTTAGCGTTGCCAGAAAACATTGATATTGATACTTGGGGTTGGCAAATACCCTTACATCAACGAGGTATGCATCAACCTTATTATCTAGTTAAAAATTATATCCCTAAAGAATATTATGTGTTTGCCTTTGTTCGTAATCCATTTGATTTATTAGTAAGTGGGTGGCGACATAAGTACAATAGGGATTTTGATAGTTTTATTATGTATCAATTATTTAATAGCCCAAAGTTATTTTATAAATGGACACAATGGCAATACTTATCCTTTAATGAAAAAATTGAACTAGATTATGTAGGTAAGTTTGAAAATATAGAAAAAGATTTTAATAATATTGCTGAGCAAATAGGGATTAAAGAACGCTATAATGATTTACCCTTAAAAAATGTCACTAACTATAACAAAGAAAATTATAAAGATTATTATTCAGATGAAACTAGAAGTATTGTAGAAAAAAAATATGCTAAAGATTTAGAATATTGGGGATATAAGTTTTGAGATCACTACAAGAGATCAAAGATTTTATTGGAGAGAAGCCTATTGTCATTATAGGCAACAAACAGCCAGTAAGAGAAAAAGAATATAGAGATGTTATTACCTTTAGAATGAACCTGGGATATAGAGATGACCATGATGTTTGGATTAATAATCTATCAGAGGCTTGTATGAACAAAGAGGATTTAGATATCTCTAAGCATAGCAAATATATTGTAAGATTATGCGGTGAAGATTTTGGCGTAAGGATGCAACATTATCCAGAATATATGAAGCAATATACTTATGAATGGGATCTAAGAGATTATCAAGTGATGTGCCAAGAAACCAAAATGACATTTCCCACAGCAGGATTTGTATCTATCTATTGGGCAATCAATAATCTAAAGAATAAAATCTATATTGATGAGTTTGATTTTTTTATTACTCCGAATAGATATACGCAAAGAGAATTTAGACACAAAGAATATTATGGAGCAAGACACAATCCCTTTAAAGAAAAGCAAATAATTCAAGATTATATTGAACGAGATTTGATTGAGTGGTATCAAGACTAATGGCCAAATACAGAGGTAGAGAAGTAAAGTTAAATAAACCTTTTAGAACACCAGGAGAGTCAAAGAAATTTGGTGTTTATGTGAAAGATAGAAAAACTGGTAATGTAAAGAAGGTAAGATTTGGTGATCCTAAAATGAAAATTAAAAAGAATATACCGGCAAGACAAAAATCATTCTTGGCTAGAATGGGTGGAGTTTTGAAAGAAGTGAAGGGCCAGAAAACATTATCACCGGCTTACTGGTCTATTAGAGCCTGGAAAAAGAATTTTCCTTTATAATGAATGGCAACAAGACAAGAAATATTATCTCAATTAGCTGATGACCATGAGAAACGTATCAGCAAAGTTTTATTTGATTTAGAAGATGACATCATAGCTGAACTAGAATCAGCTACTAGACAAGTTCCCTTATCTACTCAACTTGCTATAGATCTTAGACCTAATCTTAAAAGATTAATTGAAGAAAACTATCTCAAGGAAGGTACAAGGATCGTAAGTGATTACGATAAGGTAGTAAAAGAATATCAGAATTTTATCAAAACAACTCCCATATCGGATAAGTTTAAAACATTAACCAAGCCAGATCTAGCAGTCATTAATCAATTAAAGCAGCTCTCTTTTAGTGGTTTCCAAGATGTCGCTAATAGGTTCCTGGATGAGATATCTACTGAAGTATACAAATCAGCTATCGTAGGTAAACCATTCCCAGATATGGTAAGAACTATCAGAGGCCAGATTAATGGTGTCTATCAGAGATCCAATGAAGAGGCTATTAATAGATTGGTGAGAGTCGTAGAAGAAAACAAATATTCCAATGATCCGGCTGCTATAAAGAAAACGCAAGACGCAACGAAGATCCTCCAAACAAAATACGCAGCTGATAGAGTAGGGAACAATATGAAGAGATATGCGAGTCAAATAGCACACGATAGCTTGATGCAGTTTGATGGGCAGTTCACTAAATACAAAGCCCAGGAGGCAGGGCTAACTCAGTTCAAATATGTAGGAACTAATATCACTACTACGAGAAAATTTTGTAGAAGGCAGCTAGACAAAGTATTCACTGAAGAAGAAGCCAGGGAAGTTTGGAGTCAATCCTGGAAGGGAAAATCTGGAGGAGATCCATTTATAGATAGAGGTGGTTACAGATGTAGACATAGCTTTATTCCTTATGATCCATCTTGGGATGATATTGAATAACTTGTAAATAGTAGATTTTTTCTATACACATAAATTAACACAACCTAAAAGGAGTCTATTATGGCAGAAGAACAGAGCAATCTGGATCAAGTGAATGAAACACTTGAAACAAAAAATGAAACACAGGAGCAGAATACACAAGAAGATAAAGGTTATAGCCAGGCTGACATTGAAGGGATTGTGAAATCACGACTAGCTAGAGAAAGAGCTAAGATCTACAAAGAGCTAGGAACTGATAACCTGGATGAAGTAAAGAACTTACTCCAGGAAAGAGAAAATAAAGAACTAGACGAAAAAAAGAAAAGAGGAGAGTTTGAAGATATCCTCAAAGAACAAGCATCTAAATATCAAAGTGAGATACAAAAGCTGCAAGGTGATCTGAAGAATATTAAAATCAATGATGCCTTGTTAAGTTCAGCATCCAAGAACAAAGCTATCAATCCTCAGCAAGTGGTAGAGCTGCTCAAAGGCAAGGTTCAACTAAATGAAGAAGGCCAAGTAGAAGTTCTTGCAGAAAATGGATCTCCAAGATATAACAAAGATGGAAACTTATATTCTGTAGAGGAGTATGTTTCTGAGTTTTTGACACAAAACCCTCATTTCCAAATGGCTACACCTAGTGGCTCTGGAAGTAAGGCGAATGTGGGTAAGGTAGACGCACAACCTTTTAATCTGGCGGCATTGGACTTAAACAATCCGGAAGATTTACAAAGATACCGAGAGTATCGTAAATCTAAGCAAGGATTTAATTTAAGGCCACAAATAATAACAAATAGCTAATATGAAAGGAGCCAATAATGGCAAACGAAACAACAAGTACAAGTATTAGCGAACTGTATACTGAGATTATCCAGGAAGCGATTTTCACTTTCCAGGAAACTTCAGTAATGAGGCCGCTAGTAACTACTTACAACATCACAGGGCAAGGCAAACAAGTTGCAGTGCCAATTTTCCCAACTGTAGCAGCATCAGCTGTATCAGAGGGATCTGACTTAGCAAATACAGAGGTTAATCCTACTGAAACAACTATCACAGCAAGTGAAGTAGGTGTTATGACTACACTTACAGATCTAGCTAGAGAGTCATCATCTAGACCTATCGCACAAGATATCGGTAGAGTATTCGGTGAAGCATTAGCAAAGAAAGTAGATACTGATCTAGTTGGATTATTCCCATCATTTGCATCAGCTAATGACTTAGGTGCAGCAGGAACAGAATTAACTGCTGATCTACTTTTAAAAGCTGAGTCTACTCTTAGAGCATTAAATGTTCCAAGACCATACTTCGCAGTATTCCATCCAAAAGCTGTATTCAACTTGAAGAAAACTTTAACTCAAGCAGGATACGCAGGAACTGCAACAGCATTATCATCAGTAGGTGAGAATGTTTATGGTTCTGGCTTTGTAGGAAACATCTTTGGTATTGATGTTTACGAAAATGCTAACATCTCAATCTCATCAGCCGGTGACTGTGTAGGTGGTGTATTCCATCCTATCTCACTTGGTTTAGCTATGAAGATGGATTTCAAAATTGAAACTCAAAGAGATGCATCTTTAAGAGCAACTGAGATTGTGGGTACAATGACTTATGGCCAGGGAATGGTAAAAGACAACTATGGCTGTCAAGTAACTGTAGACGCAGTATTATAATTGATCTTTATTAGGTGGGGGTTTAGACTCCCACCTAAAAGGAGTTTATTATGGCCACAACACAATTTTCAGTAGCACTATCCGATATCCAAGAATATCAACCAGATATAGCAGAATATGGAGTAGCGAGTTTTGATACTCAGCTGCAACATGCTGAAGATGATGTGATTAGGCAAATAAGAGAGGAATGGTGGGAGAGATATAGACACACTGTTCGCTATAGAGATATTACAAAAGTTACATCTATTGAAATGGATCAAACAAAATTAACACCGGCTCAATGGACTAGATGTGTAGTTTATAGAGCCTTATCAGAATATATCTATCCTATACTATCCAAGTTTAAAGATCCTCAAGGTGGAGAAGGAAAAGACACTTTCCAGAATAAAATGGATTTCTACAGAAATAGATATAATGAAGAGTTTCAGGCTGTATTGCGTGATGGGCCGGAATATGATGAGGATAATAATGATACAATCACTGTAGATGAGAAAGAGCCATTACATTTTTTAAGATTGGTTAGATAATGGTAGCTCAGGTTACTGTTAAAGATAACTCAGTACAAGTTTCCAAAGCTATTGCTGATATAGTTAGAAAGTTTCCCCAGGTAACTAAAAAAGCCTTGGCACAAGTATCAGCATTTCAAATATCCAATATTAGAAATAGAACACAAAAGAAGGGCCTGGATGTTAATGAAAGACCATTCAAGCCTTATTCCATTAAATACAAAAGAGCTAAAATTAAAGAATCTGGTGTTGTAGATCTTACTGATACTGGACAAATGTTCAGCTCTCTCACTAGTAAAATATCACCAAGTAAAGGTGTATTATTCTTTAGAAATCAAAATGCCAATAGAAAAGCCTTTTACCATGATGAAGTAGGTGCAGGAAAATCTAAAGTAGTTAGACCATTCTTTGGAATTAGTGATAGAGAAGAGGATAAAATTGTGAAATTATTTAGTAACATTTTAGAGAAGGAGATTAAGTTTTGAGTCTAAGAGAAGATATAGCAGCTAATCTAATTACTACCTTGGATGCAGTCACATCTCCTATTGAATTTAAGAAGATTACAAGAGAGCCATTTTCTCCAGAAGAATTATCTGAGATGCAACTACCGGCTATTTATGTGGTATCTGGAGATGAAACAAGAGCAGATTATTCTATGGGAGATTATGCAGCAGGAAAAAGATCTGGCACTATTGATTATGTTATTGTGGGCTATGTTAAAGGAACAGATAGCAATATAGATACTAAACGCAATCAGCTTATAGAAGTAATAGAAGAAACCTTAGACACTGATAGAACCAGGGGAGGAAATGCCCTGGATACAAAAATTACTGAAGTATCATCTGACGAAGGTACATTATTCCCTTTGGGAGGATGTAGAATTATGGTAAGGATATTCTATGAATATACTAGAGGCACATCATAATGAGTAAAAGAATTAAAATCTACATGCCTACTGGTGATGACACAGTAGAGATATGGGATGACAATCTAGACAAGTTTTTAGCTAAAGGATATAAACTTTCAGCTGAGAAAAAATCTACTAGAACTTATAAGAAAAAAGAAGTAAAAGTAGAGGATCAACAAACAAATAAAGAAGGAGTAAACGAATGGCAACACATACAGGAGTAGCAGGAGTTGTTAAGGTAGGAGATAATGCAGTCGCAGAAGTGACTGGTTTTAATATTGATGAAACCACCGATACAGTGGAAGATTCTCAACTTTCTGATACAAGCAAGAGCTATAAGGCTTTAAGATCTGACGCAACCGGTACTGTAGAATGTCACTATGATGAAACAGATACAAGTGGCCAAGGTGCATTAACTGTTGGAGCAGAAGTTACTTTGAATTTATATCCAGAAGGTTCAGACTCTGGTGATACATATTACACAGGAACAGCTATTGTGACTGGAGTATCACAGGCAGTGACACTAGATGGTATTACTTCAAGAACTATCAATGTCCAATTCTCTGGTGGTGTATCAACAACTACTGTTTAATTTAGATGGCTAAAAAAGATTACTTGGAAGGTGCTATTCAGCACTTTAAACACCAGGAAATTAAAATCATTGAAGTTGAGGAGTGGGGATTAACAGGCGAAGATGCCATTTATGTTAAGCCTTTTACACTACTAGAAAAATCTGAAATCTTTAAAGGATCAAACGATAATGATCTCACAGTGTTAATTGATGTTATTGTCAAGAAGGCAGAAACAAAAGATGGTGAGAAAATGTTTGACCTAGAGAGTAAGATTAAAATGAAAAAATTTGTTGATCCAGATGTTATTGGAAAAGTTGCGAGTCAAATCCTAGCTTCTACAAATGATAACATTCAAGCATTAAAAAAAAAATAAGTTCGGACAACGAGCTTAGATTTCATTTATATTTAGCAGAAACATTACATAAAACTATTGGCGAAATAATGAAAATGCCAGTAGAAGAATTCAATATGTGGATAGCTTATTTTAATCTCAAAAGTGAAGAACAACAAAAAGAATTGAATAAAGCTAAGATGAAGGGTAAAAGAAGATAATGACTAAAAAACTTCTCATAGACATTATCGCTAATGATAAAACCAAAGCAGGATTAAATGTTGTTCAGAGAAGATTAAAAAGTGTAAGACAAAGTGTATTCAGTCTTAAAGGTGCATTAGTTGGATTAGGCGCAGGAGCTGTTGTCAAATCCTTTGTAGATGTAGGAAAAGAAGTAGAAAGCCTCCAGGTAAGATTTAAATTCTTATTTGGTACAGCAGAAGAAGGCCAAATAGCCTTTGACAATTTAGCCAAATTTGCCGGTAGAGTTCCATT